CTGTTACTACTACAGATACAATAGTTTGGAATAATCCCATGTGATTACCGATCATAGTAAGTACTTGCTGGATCACGTTTCCCACAAAAGTAAAGATAGAGCTCAATGTAGGCATAATAGCTACAATCGCATTTACCACTACTGTAATGATCTGTTGGATCACTGGCATAGCTGTTACGATGATATTAGTAATAGTCTGGATCACTGGCACAATATAAGGGATGATCTGAGATACACCACTCATAATCGTACTAATTACCTGCCCTACTACAGGAGCTATCTGTTGTACCGCTGAGATAATCGGAGGGATGATAGGTAAGATCGTATTGATCGCCTGTACTATTCCATCCTTAAGCCCAGAGAACATACTAGCAATACCGCCACCGTCTACCTTTACATTAAAAAGCTGATCGAAAATAGCTTGTAATGCTCCAGTATCAATACCGATATTACCCAGCCCTGTAAAGATTGCATCCTTGATAGATGTAAGGAGTGGTAATACATTTTCCTTAATCTGAGGAGCTACCTTTTCTACCGCTGTTCCTATTGCTGTAGGCAAGTTGCTAAAAATCGTCTGGAGCATCGGTATAAAGTTACCAAAGAAAAAGGTACTTGCACTCTCTACCAGCTCTCCCATACTTCTAGCTACTGCCTCTCCATCCCCTATAGATAAATTACCTAAGAGGTTAGTAACTGAGGCTTTCATCATCGCAAAAGATCCGCTAAAGGTCTGCTCTGCCTCTCTTGCTGTGGTTCCTGTGATATTTAATTTATCCTGTATTACTCCGATGGCTGTATATACATCCGCTAAGTTGTTTATATCGTACTTAGTACCAGTGATAGCCTGTGCATCCTTAAGGAGCCTATCCATCTCCTCCTTAGTACCACCATAACCCAGCTTAAGGTTATCCAGCATCGTGTAATTTTGCTTTGCAAAGCCTTGATAAGCGTTCTGGATGGATCCCATATCAGTACCCATCTTGTTAGCGTTATCCGCCATATCTATCATAGCTTTGTTAGCAATCTCAGCGGATTTATTTGTATCTCCTGCACACGCACTTAAAAGAGAGGCACTAAATGAGGTAACATTTTCCATGTACTCATTAGCGGATAAGCCTGTAGTTTTATATGCTTGATTAGCATACTGTAACATCTTATCTACCGCTGAGGTATCTGTACTACCATCGCTATTAGTCTTTGTGTACAGTGTTTCCACACCGCCTATACTTTGCTGTAGTTTAGCTCCCTCTCCTAAGGATTTACCCATAAGAGCTGTAGCTCCTGCTCCTGCAATTCCTACAGCGATTGTTACGCCTTTTGCAAGGCTCTTAAGTGTACTACCGATCTTACCAAGTACAGCACTAGCTCCATCCTTTACAGCTACCATAGCCTTTACAGACATATTACCGATGGATTTTAAGCTACTGCCTATACCGTGGAGGATCTTACTAGCACCGTCTTTTACTGCTATAAAAGGTTTTGCTACCGTCTTTCCTACGGATTTCAGTACACCACCTACCTTACCCAGAGGAGCACTTGCTTTATCCCTCAAAGTGACAAAAGGCTTAGCTACTGTTTTCCCTACGGATTTTAGGGAGTTTCTAACCTTTGTGATCCCACTTGTGGCTTTATCCCTAACAGAGATAAAAGGCTTAGCCACCAGCTTTCCTACTGTTCGTACACCTACCCTTATTTTATTTAGTCCAGATGTAGCTCTATCATGGATCCCTACCGCTACAGAGGTAACTTTATCTCGTAGCCCACCTAAGGTATTTTTGATTTTAGCTAAGCCCTGTGAGGCTAGATCTCTGATTTTTACAATAGGAGTAAAAGTAGTGGCTATCTCTTTAAGCCTCTGCTTAATCTTACCTACTGTACTAACCGTGAGATCCTTTAGCTTAATCACTGGAGAGAATACCTTTTTAGTAAGATCCTTGATCCTCTGGGTTATTCTCTCTACCTTTTCTGTAGCTTGATCGTCTACCTCTGCTCTGGTTAATGCTCTCACATTCCCCAGCCTATGCACTCTACTCTCTACCTCGCTGATAGTAGGAGAGGCATTATCCTCTACCTCCACCTCTGGAGTAGCTGTGGTAGTATTGACGGTATCTAAGGTATCCTGTATAGCACCAATAACCCCAGAGGCGTTATCCTGTAAGGATACCTCTGGTGATACTGTTGTATTGCCTACACTATTTACAGTTTGTCTAACGCTCTCTACTACTCCAGAGGCGTTATCCGTAGCATTGATAGTAGCATTAACCCTTGTACGCCCTATCTGTTGCATACTCGCATTAGTTTTATCTACCTGCTCCGAAAATTCACGCTGTAAACCTAGATTTTTCTTAAGGGTAGCATACATATTATCTTTTAAATAAAGTTTTGCACCAAACTCTACCGCCATATATGCCACCTCCTCTATGTGAGTAGATTGATATTGTACATAACACTATTACTCTTATTTGCCCTCTCTAGCTCTTTGTTATTATCATCTATCTCCTGCTCATAAAAAGCCTGTAATACTAAGAGCTCTCCTCTAGGCAATTTATAAAATACAGATGGGAGTACTCTACCGTGTTTCCAGTAGTAGTACATCATCTGGGTAAGCCCATCTGTACCTATGAGTTTTTTACTTCTTTAACCGCATTATCTCCGAAACCTGCCAGCTCAGAAATTTCTCCGTAAATCTTAGCGATCTCTCCAGAAAGTAAGATCGCTCTTACCAGATCCTTAGGAGTAGATACCTTAAACTTACTCATAAGTTCCTTGTTTTTAAACATCGGAGCACCTGTAGCATCTACTACACCCTCGATTACTGTAAAGAGCTGGAGCTGGGTAATATCAATATCTGCATCCTTGCCCTTTACATCAATGCTCATATCCTGTATCTCCTCAAACTTAGCTGGAGTAATCGCCTTAATTGTGAGGATAAACGGAGCACCGTATACCTGTGATAATCTGGTAATCTCTACCTCCTTAGTAGGGAGCTTAATCTCTCCTACATCGGATCCTAAGAGGAGATCTAAGATATTAACCGCCTCTTTCTTTTCTGTTTCCTCTGCCTGTACTGCCTCTGTATTTACATTCTTTGTAGCCATTGTATAGCCCTCCTTAATTTTTCATATAATAAAAATAAGGGGAGGTTTTACCCTCCCCAAACTGCACTCTTATAACTCTTACTGAGGAGTAATCTGATCTAAGTACTCATAGCCTGTAAAGGTAAATGGAGCCTCTGTTTCAAGAGGTTTCTGAGCCTCCCAATCAAAGAGAGTAAGATCATCCATCTGTACTCCTGTGATAGATACACGCTCTGCACCGTAAGCATCTGGATCCGCTAACTTACTGATAAGCGTAAAGCGTACATCCTGCTTATTTCTAACCATGTTAGCTACCTTAATAGCCATTCTGGAATTTACCTTGTGCATAGTAAGAGATCCTGTACCCTTACATCCGACAACCTTGTTATCAGTGAAGAAAGTACCGCACTGTTTAATCTCCTCTTTTGTAAACTCTACCTTTGCCTGTGCTTTATAGCACTCTCCTACATAATCTCCGTCTAACCAGAGCTCTCCAAAGGTACCGTTACAAATTCGCTTTGTTTCTACTGCCATCTGTAATTACCTCCTTAATCCTTATTGATGAAAATATCTACATCCTCGATAGCATCTAAGATAGAGATAGTACCCTTAAGGAATACATGAGAGCCTGTATTAGCCTCCTTAATAGCCTGCTCATCCATCTCAGAGGTATCTACTCCGATACTCTCTAAGTACTGTTTCTGCTTAGCTACATTGATCTCCATAGTAGAGCTGTCTGCCTTAAGCCAGCCCTTACCACCCTCTGTAGCCTCCAGCCCTCTAAGGTAGCCCTTGATAGCTGTAATCAGTAAGCACTTATTATCATAAGAGTTACTGTAGTTACCGATGTAGCTCTTGTTAATAGTGCTGTAAATATCTCCCTCAATCTGATCCTGTATAGCATTGATCTTGATTTTCTGGAGATCTGCTGTTTCTACCTCTGTAACTGTAGTGAGGGAGTTTACACCTCTTGCAATTACAACACGCTCTCCATCGTTATAGAGAGTGAGCTTACCAGCATCAATAGCGGTATCTACTTCCTCATCACTATCTACCAGAGGGATAGCTGTTACCTCAGTAAGAGGCTTATAGGTAGCGGATACTCTGAGATCTAAGCCAGCTAACAAGCCAGCAATTCTACTACAGTACTCCGCCTCTGTGTACTGCTTTTCTCCTACCTCGATCTTATCTGTAGCGGAGCTGTTTACTACCTCAAAGTTAATAACGCCCCTGCTATCTCCAGCGGTCTTAGGGAGTACTGCTACAGGTCTGCGTACAGAGTTCTTTCTGATACCCTTAACCCATGTAGCTAGCTTAGTAGCCTCCTCTGTGGTAAGATCCGGAGCTCCTACAATATAATTTACTTTCTGTGTAGCAAAATACTTTGTAGCCTCATCATAACTCTCCGCTGTTTTATCCATCGTGTAGATAATTACCTTAGATGGAGAGCCGATAAACGCCCTCTCAATATAAGCGGTATTTTCTGCACTAAAAGCACTATCTCCAGTAGGGATCTCATCCACGCTACGGAGCACCATAGCCCCCTTGTTTTTGGCATCCTTAAGCATAATACCTACAATGCCTGTAGATCCGTTCTGGATAGCTGTTACCGCCTTTTTGGAAAACTCAATAATAATATCTGGTAATCCCATTGTGTATTAACCTCCTATCCGTTTGTTACTGTCTTTGTTTCAATATCCACATCTCCGATAAGCTCATAGTTATCCTCTACAGGTACATCCTCTGTAAAGTTGAGAGTGATCTTTACATATAAAGCCCCCTCACTAACCCTCACATCATCGGAGTAGTTCTCTATCTTTGCATATCTGGGCTTTTCCTTTACTCCAGCTAAAGGGATCACAGGTACAACCCTCTTAAGGAGGAAAAGCCTTTTAAGCTCCTCCTTTACCTCATAGAGCTTTTCTGCTACCACTTGATTAGCCTCGTTTCTTTTCGCAAAGTAAACGATCTGGAATATCGGATCATCCTCATACACATTGATATTTTTTAGCTCGCTACTGCCTGTAGCCAGCGTTACATAAAAGCTGTTACGCTCAAAATTGTTAGGAACCTCCTCTATATGCACTGGCACCCCAGAATAAGCGGAGGCAATAACCCTACACACGCTATTAAGCAATCTCATAAGCTACCTCCCTCTATCTCTCTGCCTATTTGCTGTAAAAAGCTCTCTACCAGCCTGTTAAGTCTGGGCTTAGCATCCTGCATACCTTTTTCCATAAAAAAAGAGCCATTTACATAGCTCTCTTTTAACATGATCCCTTTTTGGTTTCTGTTCTTAAGGTATTTAGCTTTTCCGCCTACACTCAGCTTATCCGCTGGTAAAAATCTCTTATGCTGTACATGACCATCATTTACATACAGAGCATACTCTACATCAGTTCCCACCTCTACAAAATCGTGAGGTATCCCCTCTCCGAAAATGGTAATACTATCTACTAACCGTGAGGTATCTACTGGCACATGAGGTATAACCTCGCCATGATAGATATTAGCCATCCTCTGGAGGAGGATCTTTTTCTTATCCGCCCATTTATCCACAAACTTACTAAAATTCTCTACAAAATCATCCCAGCCCTCGATAGTAAAGCCCTCCACTATACCTCCTCCTCACTGAGGAGCGATACAATGAGCTGAGTACGCTTTTTATAAGGCTTATCTGCAATAGCCTTAAACTCCGTACTCATAATAGGCTTATCATACTCATCCAGCTCATAGATATATAAAATATCTCCCCTTTTGATAGGAGCCTCTGGATCCGTGTAGAGTGTAAGATCTGTGGTATTCTTTTTTTGTGGCTGGAGCTGTGCTGTGGTAGTACTATCCTCTGCGGTATGGCACTCATAAGTACCAACCTCTACAAGAGTTTTATTAGGGCGGTTAAACTCTCCTAAAGTTGAGGAGTATCTTTTTACTACCATTTGCTTATCATAGAGAAATTGCATACCTTAGCCCTCCTTATATCCGCCTACTGGATCATCCAGAGTATAGGATCTAGGGAATAGCTGTCGGTATGGATACAGCTTTTTTTCTACTGATACAGGTAATGGATCATCAAAGGTTACACTCTCATCCGCTAAGGTATAAGAGCTCTCTCCCTCAGCTCCCAGCTTTCTAAAACGCTGGATAGCTAAATCCTCCTGCACATTCTTAAGCTGTTTAGGGAATACATCCGTATACCCTGTTATAATGCCCTCATCGTTAGTAAGAGCCTCTACAAAGGTATCTCTGCAAAATGCCTCTATATCCTCTCTTGCTTTCTCTAAGAGCACTGTTAATAGCCCCAGCTTTTTTGTGTTATCCTCCGATATTCCACAGAGGATCCTACAACGCTCTAAGCTATCCATAGGAGATCCCTCCTTATTCCTCTACTAACTGTACTCCATCAATCTTAGCCAGCTCTTTAGCTACTGCCAGATCCTTAGTTTCTGCCTTTCCATCCATAAACTGGATATTAAGGGCTGTACAAGTCAAAAATTTATTCTGAGAAACAAACTTGTATACCTTAGATGTTTCTGTTTTTGCTGTAGTTGCCATAACTATCTACCTCCTGCTTATTTTGAAATGTTAATGATCTTAGCTCCAGCATAGCTATTAAGGAGCTTAATTGTACTCTCATTGATGATATGACCTTTTTCGTAATCTCCGCCCTTAGGAAGATCCTCATAGAAAGTAGGTCTAAGCTCTGCAATCTGTACCTGCTCCAGATCCACAGCTAAGAGGGCATCTGCTTTTACATGACGGTTAAGCACCATGTTAAGCACACCAAAATCACTCTCAAAACGATTGTAAGTAACACCAAAGGATTTACCTACGCCCTCATCTCCCTTAACAAAACGAACATTATCGCCACTCTTAGCTAACTTGTTAATGAGTCGTTTTACAGTAGCATTAACAAAAGTGAAATACTCTCCTTTTGCTCCATGATCCCACATTTTCTGTAAAGCATCTAAGAGGAGATCCTCAGTAAGTCCTGTATCAGTAGCATCAATTACATTCTCAGAATTTACTAAGTTAAGTAATCCGTTCATCTGTCTAGGTGTGCTGTCCTGCTCCTGTGTCTTTGTACCGTTAATGAAATACCACTCCATATCTCTCTTAGTTTCCTTTAAGCGATCCTCAACCTCAGCAGAAAAGCTATTACCAATTCCCAGAGGATTAAGAGCCTGTGCTGTACCAGATACCTGTGTTACCTTTTCGATGATCTGACAAACATTAGAGAGTGATCCTCTTGTAGAAGTGATTACTTCTCCTGCCTCTGCACCCTCTAACTTAAGAGTACCTTTTTCCTCATTGAGTTTACGCTCCCTCCATGTTACTGTAATATCCTTTGCTGGTACTACAGCTCCTCTACCTAAAATAAGAGTAGAGAGTGGAGTATCTGTAGGAGATGTAACTGCAATCTGCTCACTAAGATCTAATACCTCTCCATCAAGAAACTTTTTTCTTTTTACCATTTCTGCCATCGTTATTTACCTCCTATTTTCTTAATCTGTTTCTTCTGTGGCATAAAATTTTGCATCAAGCATACCCCTAACATCTCCAGCCTTTTTAGCTGTGATATAGGCATCCTTTTCTGTGCTCTTTGTACTTGTACCTGTAGTAGGTGTAGTACCTTTGAGAAACTCAGCTTTAGCCTTTGTAACCTCTTTAGCCACCTCTGCATCAAAGAGCTTTTTCATTCTCTTTACTCTCTCAGTGAGCTTAGCTTTACGCTCATCCTCATCTGTGATAGTTGCTAAGTCCTCTACAGCGATTAAGTTACGGAAACCAGCATCCAGCCCCATCTCCTGTACTGCATCTACTACATCCAGCTTTAAGCCTTTAATAGTAAGATCCAGATCTCTCTTAGCCTGTGCCTGTAAGCGTTCCTGCTCCTCCGCCTGTCTACGCTCATCCTCTGTCATTTTTTCCTTAGCCTGCTTATCCGCCCACTCTTTTTCCTTTTTCTTGATAGCATCCGTTACTCTCTTGTCTGCCATCTTTTCATACTCTTTCTGGAGTTCTGCTCTGATCTCCTCCTCTGTCTTTACCTTAGGAGTGTTATCTGCACCTGCTCCAGTAGTGTTAGCGTTAGCTGTGGTATCAGTCTGGGTACCGTTACCCTGCTCCTGTGTTTGTGTAGCTGTGTTTGTGTTTACATCTGCCATAGTTGTTATCCTCCTTAAAATGAGTTATATAGTGCTGATCCCTCGTAAGTTATCTGCAAAATATCCCTACTGTTTCTACATAAGTTAGGGTAAATATCTGGAGAAAATATGTATTTACTATGTAATCTTTTTTCAGTTTCTTTAGATTTTTATTTCAGAGCAAAAAAAAAGAGGCTAACAAGTTTTTACACCTGTTAGCCTCTC